ATACTCAAGCGGGAGTGGTGGAACATCTGGGAGCATGACTATATGCCCCGTCTGGACTATATCATTCAGTCTTACGACACGGCTTACTCGAAAAAGGAGACGGCTGATTACTCTGTCATCACGACGTGGGGCGTGTTTTATCCCAGCGAAGACGCTGGGCCTAACATCCTGCTGGTTGACGTGCGGAAGGGGCGCTATGACTTTCCTGAACTCAAACGGCTGGCCAAGGAGCAGTATGACTATTGGCAGCCGGATAATGTCCTGATCGAGGCCAAAGCGACAGGGACCACGCTTCAGCAGGAGCTTCGGCGTGTTGGCATTCCTGTCACGATGTATTCTCCCGGTGGTCGGCGAGCGGGGCAGGATAAGATATCGAGAGCCAACTCTGTCGCGCCGATTCTGGAGTCTGGCATGGTCTGGGCGCCTGAAACTCAGTGGGCTGAAGAGCTGATTGAGGAGTGTGCGGCCTTTCCGAATGGCGACAATGACGACATGGTGGACAGCACGACGCAGGCTCTGATGCGATTCCGAGCAGGCAATTTCATCTCGCTGTATTCGGACGAACCCGAGGAAGACTCTACCGGAGACCTTGTGCCTGAGTATTATTAGGATAGAATGGCCGGACTATTAATAAATTAAGGGGACGCCCTTATGCCCGGTCCTTCCGCTCGAGAGATGCTCTCGAAGCTGCCTTTGCGTATGGCAAACGGCGGCCCTATAAACCTTTCCACTGAATCTGCTTACGACCAATCCGCTGCCTATAAACGCGCTCTTGAGAGCGGTGGTGAAGAGGGCGTGCAGGCTTATTACGCCAACCTGAGAGACCTTGCCGGCAAGTACATGGCCGGAGAGGGTCAGTTCGCAGGCAATCAGCCTATAGGCGTTGAAGCTTACAACATCATGCTGGAATCGGGGATCAGTAACACTGACCTCATCAACGCCGGTGTTGGGCAGGATGTCTTGGATAAGATATTCACTACTCCTGCCACTGGTCCAAGGGTCGATCTGCCGACCACTGTGGAGTCCGCGTATACAGCTAACCCTGTCCTAGCGGCTGAAGCAGCAGCGCGCACCGCAAGGGGTGACCCCGGCGTAGAGTCTCTTCAGAGACAGGCCAGAGAATACTTGGCCAGAGTGCAGCAGGGCGGCATAACCCCAGCAGAGCAGAGCCTTCTGAGAGAGCTTGCACTGGAAGGTGGCTATACGATCGCAGATATTCAAGCGGCAGGTATTGACCCCGGTATTCTGTTTAATATTCCCAAGCCTAAGGAAGAAACTGTCTTTCGTCAGACCCAAGACACTTACACGGCCCCCACGGTGTATACCTCTGAGGGTTTTGGCACCGATCCCGGCATATACGGCCCCGGCGAACCCGCGCTAGACGAAGCCTTCACGGCCAGCGACCCACGGACCGAGGTCACAGAAGATATTTTCGGGGAACAGCAGCTCACAGGTTTTAATTACCTACCTGCAGCACAACTGCTCTCGGCCACCGGATCAGGGTTTAGCTTTACACCGCCCTCTGTTACCAGCCGCCCGAGGACGTTGATGCCAACTTCCCAGCTTGGTCGCTATACCAGAGGCCGCGCAGCTCAGGACCTCCGTCAGCTTACTGGCGGCAGCGAAGAGGATTACATGCGCTATAGGCCGTTACTGGAAAGAACCGGCAGCTACGGTGGCGGCCTGTCTAGGTCCCAGCTCTATGCTCTGATGAGGCAGGAGCAGGCAAGAGAGGCAAGAGAGGCGCGTGCTGCGGCAGACGCGGGGGCCGGAGCGTTTACTCCATCACAGAGCGGCACTATAGCGGACTACATTGCCCTCAATCCTGACGTGGTAGAGGATTTCAATACTCAGATAGACGAGGGCCGCATGTCTTCTGACATGACCCTTGAGCAGTTCGCCACGAACCACTACAACACCTTCGGGATGAAGGAGATGGCATCCGGCATGCGGGCACCGTTTACCTTGACCGGCGGTTACGCAGGCGCGACTGGCGCTCTGCAGCCCAGAGACCTTAGGGACCCGACAATGGGAACTAGGTTTATGGCAGAAGGCGGTGCTGTAAAAAAGCCTAAAGGGTACGCTGACGGTGGGAGCGTACCCGCGTTTGACTCAGGCGACCTTAGCGCCACGGACCTTCAACGACAGCTCGAGGCCCTTGATCAGCGGGTCGTGGAGGAAGAGGTAAGAGCCGCGGCCCAAGCACCAAGCGACACGGATCAAGAAACACGGACCGAGAGCCGTGGCATGTTGGACAGGCTCAATCAGTCGTTTTTCGAGAACGTAACGCAGCCGGTTATAGGTTCGGCGTTGGACATGACCGTGGGCCTTGGTGATTTAGCCCAGCTGGGTGTTAAGAAGGGCGCGGAAGCTTTGGGCATAGAGACCAAGCCGTTTGTGCCGGTGTCTCAACGGTTGCAGGAAAGCGCAGGCGTAGCGGGTTATGACCCATACTCCCCGGCTGCAATCGCCACTCAGATACTGCCGTTTGCTCGAGCCAAGCAGGGAGCCACGGTAGCTGCTACAGAGTTAGGTCGATTGTTCCCCAGTCTAGGCAGAGAGACTGTGGCGTATGGTGGCAGTGAGATTGCGGCTGCAGGTGCGCGTGAGTTTATGCCTGACTCTACGGCGGCAGAGCTTTTAGCCAGTGTAGTAGGTGGGGCAGGAGGATACAGCGGCGCCGATGTAGGCAGCACAGCAATGAGGCAAGGAATTGTTGACCAGAACGCTAAGGGTCACGCACTGCCTCCAGAGCTTTTGGTAGAAGGAACCGGCCAAAAAGCAGAAACGCCTGTTGTTCAGAGTTTTACGCCAAAAAACAAAGACGCAGTGATCGCCAACATTGACGCCACAATCGCAAGGCATCCTGACGCATTGACCAGTGAACAGAGCTGGAAAGACACAGAAGCAGAGGCTTTTGGCGGCGATTACTTACCGGCGCCGCCGTCTCAAGCGGTTAAATACAATAACGACCCCGCTCTTCTTGCAGCCAAGCTAGATAAGTTGACGCCAGAGCTGAAAGCCAGTGTTGACGAGGGTTTTGGTTATGTGAACCAGATAAGAAACATGTACAACTCCCAGATGGCTACTCCTGAAATGACTGGCAGGTTGTTTATGTGGGGAATTTTATCTAGGGGTGCCGGCCCGGTTCAGCAGGAGGCCGCGTTTATTGATCTGTTGGACAAGGCCCAGCCATTTATAGCCAAGTCGGCCAGAGGGGACTTTACTGAAAGCGACCTTTCTGCGTGGAAAGAAATGGTTAAAGTAAGTCTTCCAAAAGGCTCTCCGTCTAATCAAGTTACAATGAACGCCAATTCTGCAGGCAAGCTGCTTTATGCGCTTTCACAAACAGCAGAAGGCACTAACGCCCCGGCACTTAGGCTCCTCCACAACTCCTTGGCTAACCCTAAGGTTTCTGGTCCAGAGTTTAGGCGTCAGTTTTTCCGGCTTACAAATAAGCCCGGCATAGACAATAAGGTTGTTTCGTTCATAGGTTTAGTGGGTGGCAAGGATGACATGCTGGTTATGGACCGAATACAGTCTCGCCATTTGTGGGATGACGGTCGATATGAAGGCAAGAACATTTATGACGGTATAAACAAAAGCGGCTTGAGCAAGATACTGGTAGGACCGCGTGGCTTGATGCTGACAGAAATGCTAGAAAACGGCATGGGAGACGCAGTGTCTCAGGCATACAAGATGATAGGTCGTCCACAAGACGGTTCTATTGGCAGGATGCACTGGGAAACATGGTTGATTGAAGGAAACCAAGGGGTTTCACACAGCACCCTCCAAGCAGTTAGAAGCGGAACACCTATTGGTGGAGGCGTGACAGAAGGCAAGCCGGGCACTTTTTCCTCTGGAATGACATACCGCCAAGCTTTGGAAGGACCCATAGTTGAATACCCGTTGTCTGACGGTAGTATTGTCCGGATGACGCCTGAACGGCAGAAGGAGTTTGAGGCATTTGTAAAGAAGCCATCAAACGGTATAATACCTACAGGGTTTAAGGTTACCGAGTCTATCACTGGTCCTTGGTACACTAGGCCCGAAGTAGACAGGAGAAAATTAGATGAAGCAGCGAAACAATTCGAGAACGCCAACCCCGACGGAAGCCTTAGATCAGGCGATGTCAGGGATATTCAAGGTCGGGGCGCCCTTTCTGAACGAAGGGGAGACTTCCTCACAGCCTTCCGTAGAGACGCAGCCAACGTCGCAAGATCGACCCGAGGAGTTTCGGGAGGGCCTGATGGACGAAATCTTAGCCAAGAGGCCGGGCCTTACACGAGAGGAACTGTCGGAACAGATGGACGCGATGGGCTTCTAACTTTTAGCCCTGACCAGAATGCTCTGACACAGTACCAAAGCGCGTCTCTTTCTCTACCTGTAATTAGGCAGGTGGATTCAGCCGCGAATGCTGCAGCATATAACGCAGACATGACTCAGGCGATGGCATCCAATTCAATGGCTGCTCAGGTTGATATCAAGTCTCCAGAAGAGCTGGCAGACGCTCGATTGTTCCGTACAGAATCAGGCAGCGGGTTTGCCATCAAGCCAGACGGCGACATCGTGGCTGTATTTGCTTCTGCTAACGAGCCTCGTCGCGGTAGTTATGCCATGCTCCAAGCAGCAGTTCAGGCCGGCGGCAAGAAGCTGGACGCCTTTGACACCTATTTACCTGATATATACGAACGTGTGGGTTTTAGGCCCGTGGCTCGTTTGCCATGGAACGATGAGTTTGCGCCGGATAATTGGGACAAAAACACATTTAAAAAGCACAACAACGGCGAACCCGATATAGTTTTCTTTGTTCACGACCCTGACTACTTTGGGGGAGCCAAAGACGTTCCTGTTGTTAAAGAGTATGCAGACGCCGTCGCGCTTCAAGATAAAGCGATAGAACAGACTCAAGTCTCTTCAATTTTAGAAGACCAACGCAAAGCATGGCGTGAAGCCAACAAAGGAGACTTTAGGCAGGCACAAACGCCTGAGCTTGAGGAGGCTGCTCGAGACCTGCAAGCCAACAAGATATCTATTGAGGACTACGCTCAAAAAGTAAAAGAGCTACGTCCTATTGAGCTAATAACCGAAGTCCCTAAGATTTCTTCTTTTGAAGAGATTGCTTATGCGCTTGATCAAAATAAAGTTGATAAGGGCTTGATAGGACTAAACAAAGAAATCGCTGATGGCACTATGGTTGGTTCTCGGCTAGACATCCCGGCATACAATCAGTTTGATACGTGGGTTGTTTCTCTGCACGAAGGCGCGGGAGTCAGCGGTCCATCAATAGGCTATGGAAAAGTAGCTGTTCTGGACGATGTTAAATTCAACAGTAATCCTGACTCGGCTCTTAAAGTGGCATCAGGTAAGTCAGACAAGGCCCCATTTGCCAGAATGAACGGCAAGTGGCGTAATATGGAAGTCGAAGAAGTCCAAGCTTTGGCCGAAAAGTATCTGAACGATCCTGAGTGGACTCAGGTTGGAATGAATCCTTACCGACACTCTTTCTTCTATGATAAAAACACAGGAATGCCTGTGGCGTCTGCCGATCAGGTGATACAGATCGGCCCATTGGTTCTGGCTAAGAACACTACGACAAGACCACTGAGAAGCCCTGAGCATATGTTGAAGAAGAGTGATCCAGACAATCCGCAGTATTTTAATCGTGGCGGCGACGTAGACCGCAAAGACGACAACAGGACATATATCTAGGACAAGACCATGCCAATAGATAAAGTAGTGAACCTTGCTCCAAATACGACGGTCTCTGTCGTAGATGATATGGAAGATATGCCAGAAATTGAGGTAGTGCTTCCTGACGACGGTGAGTTTGAAATAGAGCTGGTCCCAGAAAAAGACCCTGACTTCTATGACAACCTTGCCGAAGACATGGACGACGGCGACCTAGCTCAGATTTCGTTGGATTTATTGGCGTTTTTCGAGGCAGATAAGAGTTCTAGGGGTGACTGGGAGCAGATGTATGCCAAGGGCCTTGATCTATTGGGCCTGAAGTTTGAAGAACGCAGCAGGCCATTCCGTGGTGCAGCGGGTGCTGTTCACCCAATGCTCACCGAATCCATTGTCCAGTTCCAAGCGCAGGCGTTTAAAGAGCTGATGCCGGCGGGTGGTCCTGTCAGAACTCAGACAATGGGCAAGGAGACGTTGGATAAGGTCCAGCAGGCGTCTCGTGTGCAGGATTTTATGAACTACCAGATCACAACGGTGATGAAAGAGTACACGCCGGAGTTCGATCAGCTGCTGTTTTACACAGGATACGGCGGTTCTGCTTTCAAAAAAGTCTATTATGACTACCCGCTGGGCCGCATGGTCAGCCGAGTGGTGCTTCCTGACGACCTTTATATCCCCTATAACGGTTCCAGTGTCATGTCTGAGTGCCGTCGTATCACTCACCGCATCACAATGGACTCAAATGAGTTCAAAAAGCGCGTTGTAGCGGGCGAATATCGGGACATTGAGGTCGATCCAGACGGTGCAGGCCAAAATATTGACCAGATTGGCGCTGCTGTGGACCGTTTGGTGGGTGTAGAGGCTACCGGAGAGCCTGAAGAGCTGTTTTTGTTGGAGTTTCAGGTCGATTTAGACATTCCGGGCTATGAAGATGTGGACGAAAAGGGCAATCCGACCGGAATCAGGCTGCCTTACGTCGTTACATTGGACGAAAACACCGGCCAAGTGCTGAAAATCTGCAGAAACTGGAACGAAGGCGACGAATACAAGTGCCGCAAAGAGTATTTTGTCCATTATGTGCTGGTAGAAGGCCCCGGAGCCTACGGTTTAGGCTTTGTACACTTGATTGGCGGCCTTTCTAAGACCGCCACAGCCGCTCTCAGGCAGCTTTTGGACGCAGGTACGCTATCTAACCTTCCTGCTGGCTTTAAAGCCAAGGGAGCGCGTATAGCGGACGATAACAACCCAATTCAGCCGGGTGAATGGCGCGATATTGACGCTGGTGGGGCAGAATTGAGCAGTTCTTTGCTGCCAATGCCGTACAAAGAGCCAAGCCAGACCCTTTTCTCGCTCTTAGGCTTTACTGTGGACGCCGGTAAGCGTCTTGCAAGCACAGCAGACATGCAGGTGGGGGATGGCAACCAACAGGCCGCTGTGGGCACCACAGTAGCTCTGCTGGAGCGTGGCTCGATGGTCATGTCCGCCATCCACAAGCGCCTGTACTACGCACAGACCCAAGAGTTCGAGATGTTGTTCAAGGGATTCGGCGAGTATCTGCCGGATGAGTACCCGTATGACGTGCCCGGAGCCTGTCGTTCGGTCAAGCGTTGCGACTTTGACAACATGGTCGCTGTGCTGCCCGTAGCGGACCCTAATATCTTCTCTGCTGCCCAGCGTATTACCTTGGCGCAAACACAGCTCCAGCTGGCTCAGAGCGCCCCACAGATGCACAACATGTACGAGGCGTACTACCGTGTGTATCAGGCAATGAACGTGCGTGACATCGACGGCATTCTGAAGGTACAGACCAACCAGATGCCAAAAGACCCTGCCAGCGAGAACATCGACGCGGTAGACGGCAAGCAGCTGCAGGCTTTTGCTGGTCAGCAGCACGACTCTCACATTGCATCACACCTGATTATGGGCATGTCGCCGTTGTTACAGGCGAATCCCATGGCTGCTACTGAGCTGCAGAAGCACATTCTGGATCACATCAAACTCAAGGCCGAGGAGGATGCAGAAGCTGAACTGTTTACTCAGTACGGCAACGATCCAGACAACATGGTTTCCGACATGCAGCGCGAAGCCACTGTGGCTCTCAAAGTCTCTCAGTACATGATGGAGATGAAGGAGATGCAGGCTCAGTTGATGGGTGGCGGCGAAGAAGGTGGTCAGGACCCCGTGGTGGCATTAAAGGCTCAGGAGCTGCAGCAGCGTGCCGCTAAGGATCAGGCCGACATTGCACTGAAGCAGCAAAGCCTGCAGAACGAGCAGATGCGTATCCAAGAGAACGCTCAGGCCAATGATGAGCGCATTGCATCTCAGGAAAAGATCGCAGCTGAAAGGTCAGCTGTAGCCAGAGAGCGCATTTATGCGCCAAAAGGAGGCTAAAATGCCTCTTAAAAGTGGAAAAAGTAATAAAACAATAGGTAAAAATGTAAAAGAACTGGTTAAAACCTATGAGAAAAAAGGTAAGATAGGCGCCAGTAGACCTGCCAGCAAGAAAGCCGCGCAAAAACAAGCCGTGGCTATTGCTCTCAGTAAGGCAGGTAAGTCGCGCAAAATGGCTAAGGGTGGCCCAGTCAAGGCCGCCTCAAAGCCAAAACCTCGAGTTGTCAGGAAACGCGACGGCAACAAAAAAGTAAAGATTTACTAAGCCTTCCAGACGGTGGCATTAAACCGTCTGCTTACATGGGAAAACGACCATGCTGGAGTTCGCTGAGCGCGTTCTAAAAGAAATTAGAAAGCTAGAATCGGACACACAAGCGATTGTGTTGAACGGAACCGTCTCCGATATGGAGCGTTATCGTTTCCTGATGGGCCGTCTGGAAGGTATTCGCCTCGTTGATGAGGTTATTCGTAACGAAGTTAAGAAATACTCGGACGACTAAAGGAGACTATATGCAATCTGAGCCTAAACTAACTGCATTGGAAGAGAAGTGGCAGAAAGAGGAAAAGACCTCTAAGCCAAGTCTTAACGATGCTTACACCGAAGATGGAAAGGTAAAAGACGAGGGCATTGAGCAAAATGTTCTTGATCTGATTCCCCAGCCGACGGGCTGGCGTCTTGCCTTGCTTCCATACCGAGGTGCTGCAACTACCAAGGGCGGCATCATGCTGGCCAAGGAAACGCAGGAAAGGACACAACTAGCCACCAATGTAGGTTATGTGTTGAAGGCAGGGCCTTTGGCATACGCGGATGCGTCTAAGTTTCCAGACGGCCCGTGGTGCAAGGAAGGTGACTGGGTGATCTTTGGCCGATATGCCGGGTCACGCATTCAGATTGACGGAGGCGAAATCCGGCTCCTCAATGATGACGAAATTTTAGGGATAGTGACTGATCCCGAAAACATTTTGCACATGTAAGGAGAGATTGATGGCAGAGCCAAAGAACGAAGAACTCCAGTTTGATGTTGGTGAAAACGAAGAAGAAACGACGGTTGAGATGAACGAGGATGGCACCGATGCCAAAGTCGCTGAAAAGGAAGAGCCTGTCGTTGAGCAAGAAGCCGCTTCTGAAAAGAAAGAGCAGGCTGCACCTGATTCAGGAGAGCTAGACGACTATTCTGATAAGGTAAAGAAGCGAATTGATAAGCTTACAGCGCGTTTACGAGAGACCGAACGCCGTGAAGCGTCTGCCTTGGAGTATGCAAAAAGCGTGCAATCTCAGCACGAAGAGCTGCGTAAAAGGTATGAGCAGACTGCTACAGAGCGAGCAGGCGAGGCCAAGGGCCGTGTTGAAACACAGATCACTGCACTGAAAACTGTGATAAAGAGAGCCAGAGAAGAAGGCGATATCGACACAGAAACTGAGGCGCAACAAAGACTTACGCAGGCCATCTGGGAGCAGCAACAGTTAAACAAGCCGCAACCTGAGCCTGTAGCCCAAGCACAGCAGCCTGCACCGCCTCCTCCACAGGCACAAAAAGCAGCTGATCCTAAGGCTGAGGACTGGGCAGAAAAGAACCCTTGGTTTGGTCAAAACATCGTGATGACCAACACCGTGCGAGGTATTCACGTAGAACTTGTTAAGAATGAAAGGTTTGACCCTACTTCAGACGAGTACTATGATGAGATAGATCGCAGAATGCGTAATTTATTTCCGCAGCAGTTTGGGGAAGCAACACCGCCCCAAGAAGAAGCTGCGCCAGATAACAGGACCAACCGACCCGTGCAAACGGTGGCGCCTGCAACCCGATCGTCGGGAGTCAACAACTCAGCACGCCGTACTATTAAGTTGAAACCCAGCGAGGTTGCAATCGCTAAAAAGCTAGGGGTTCCACTTGAAGAATACGCTAAACATGTGAAGAGGTAGTCATGAACGACAAAACTGTACCAAAACTTTCTCGCAGTAAACGTGAATCTGAGACTCGCGAAAAGACTGCGCGTCGTAAAAGCTGGGCACCTCCTTCTCGGTTAGATGCTCCCCCACCTCCTCCGGGCTATAAGCATCGTTGGATAAGGGCTGAGTCTGCAGGGCAAGAGGATCGAATCAACGTAACCGGCAAACTCCGTGAGGGGTATGAGCTGGTTAGAGCTGATGAGTATCCTGAGTTTGACAGTGTGGTCCAAGAAGACGGAAAGCACGCAGGTGTTATTTCTGTCGGTGGATTGCTGCTGGCAAGGATTCCTGAAGAAACAGCAGAAGAGCGTCGAGAGTATTATCAAAGTAGAACCCATGATCAGATGCGGGCTGCGGACAATGACCTGATGAAGACGAACGCACATTCGTCGATGAAGATCAATGCTCCTGATAGGCAGTCCCGTGTAAGCCTCGGAGGTCCTCGGTCCTCCGAATAACCCTGTTATTTAAGGACATATATCATGGCTAATGTAGATAAAGCTTTCGGTTTGCGTCCGCTCGGTAACCTGTCTGCCTCTGGTTCACAGAAGCAGTACGGCTACGAGATTGCGGATAACCAAGCCGGTGCTATCTATCAAGGTGACCTTGTTACTTTGAAAGATGGCTATATTCTGCAGTTCAACCCTGCATCTCACAGTGCAGCGGTAGGCGTGTTCAATGGTTGTAACTACATCGACCCAACCACTGGTAAGCCTACTTGGTCTAACTACTACCCCGGTTCTGTCAACATCACTCAAGGCAAGATTGTTGCTGAGGTGTTGGACGATCCGAATCAACTGTTCATCATTCAGAATGACGGCACTTCAACTGCTGCTGATTATGGCAAGAACGCTGATATCGTTATTGGCACAGGTAGCACCACTACTGGTGTTTCCGCTAACGTGCTTGATACCAGCTCTATTGCTACAACTGCTGCATTGAACCTGAAGATTGTAGGTCTTTGGGATGTCCCAGCTAATGCTGTGGGCGAATTTGCTGTCGTTGTGGTTAAAATCAACGAGCATCTGTACGGAAGTGCAGGCGTAGCTGGCCAATAAGGAGTAAATGACCAATGGCAATTTCACGTTCACAACTCGTAAAAGAGCTTGAACCCGGTCTGAACGCTCTATTTGGACTGGAATACAACAACTACGAAAACGAGCATGCGGAAATCTATTCCACTGAGTCTTCAGATCGAGCATTTGAGGAAGAGGTGATGCTTTCCGGGTTTTCTGAGGCCCCTGTTAAAGCAGAAGGCGCGGGCGTTGCATACGACCAAGCGCAAGAAGTTTACACAGCTCGGTATACTCATGAAACCATCGCTCTGGCTTTCAGCCTGACAGAAGAGGCCATTGAGGACAACCTCTATGACCGTCTTGCGTCTCGCTACACTAAGGCTTTGGCCCGTAGTATGGCTCAGACTAAGCAGATTAAAGCTGCTGACATCCTGAACAACGCTTTCACCACATCTCTTGGTGGAGACGGCAAGCCACTTTGTGCGACAGATCACCCGACCCTTAGCGGTCCTGATTTGGCAAACGAGCTGGCTACTTCAGCAGACCTTTCCGAGGCTTCTCTGGAACAGGCTCTGATTGATATTGCAGCCTTCACTGACGAGCGTGGCCTCAAGATTGCAGTTCAGGGCACTAAGCTTATTATCCCTAAAGAGCTTCAGTTCACTGCTGACCGTATCTTGAAGTCTACTCTGCGCGTAGGTACTGCAGACAACGACATCAACGCGGTCCGTAACATGGGAATGGTGCCTCAGGGCTACTCGGTCAATCATTACTTGACCGATCCTGATGCGTTCTTCATCATGACTGATGCCCCTAACGGCATGAAAATGTTCCAGCGTGTAGCTGTTAGCACTGGTTTCGAGGGTGACTTTGAAACAGGAAATGTGCGCTACAAGGCTCGTGAGCGTTACAGCTTCGGCTTTAGCGATCCTCGCGGCATTTTCGGCTCTCCGGGTACTCCTTAGAGATCGACCAAAGGGGCCTCTTGTAGGCCCCTTTTTTTCTCCCCCCTCTGTTTATATTTTTTAGGCTTCAGGCGTGTTTTGTTGTGTTTGAGTTATGGCCAATAGAAGCAGAAGAATCAGGACATGCAAATCTTGCAGGGAAAAGCTGCCTCTTAGTCAGTTTGAGGAGACTAGAACTAATGTGTTCCGCAGGGACTGCAAAACCTGCGTCAGCGTCAGACGATCCCAACAAAACTCTGAATCCCCCGAAGCCTACTTAAAAACACGCCTACTTAACCTTAGAAAACAACGGGTTCACGAAGGCATAAGTTTCCAAATTACCCTCGAAGATGTGCTGTCTTTATGGAAAAAACAAGACGGACGGTGCGCTTTGTCCGGAGTCCCGCTTACTTTTCATCAATCTGGTGGTTACGGAGATGGTAAAAAAGGCGAGTTTAACGCCTCTATAGACCGCATAAACCCTAATGGCCCCTACCTACCGGACAACGTACAGCTAGTTGCAATGCGCGTAAACTATATGAAAAACATCCTGTCAGAAGAAATGTTTTTCTGGTGGGTACGCAATTTGCACGACAACTACTCAAAAAAGATGTTCACCCCTCCCTTGTAGGCCCCTTTCTTTTTCTATACGATATTGTTTTACCGGGGTCATCCGGTATGCCTGACAGTCCCGGCTGACGACATGCAGACAGGTATACCCCAAATTAACTCGCATGTGAGGTTCTTATAATGGCTAATACCACTTTTTCTGGCCCTGTCACATCCACTAACGGATTTGTAGGCGCTGTAACAGGCGCTGTAACAGGCGACGTAACAGGCAACGTAACAGGCAACCTAACAGGCGGCGTTGCCGCTACAAGCGCGTATGTGCAAATTAATGCGGTAGCAGCAACAGCGATTGCAGACGCAGCAGACGCTATTAACACCGCAAACAAAGTAGCTGGCACTATCGTTCTAGACACTACTAACTCTCGTATTATGGTTGCTTTGGGCGCGGACGCTACATCGAATTGGGCGGTTGCCGACGGTTCTGCTACTGTAACCCCATCCTAATTAAGGGGGTGACCCATGAGTTTCAGTAACATCAAATCCGTCACTAAGACGGCAGATGCTTCAGCTGTGGTAGGACGTTGCCGTTTGTACGGCATTTACTTTACCAACACAGCGACAGGCTCTTCTTTCGCGTTAAAGGACGGTACAACGTCTGGGGGCACCGCTCTGGTCACTATAAACACCCCAGCAGCAGCTGGCGCTCAGGACTTGTTTATTCCAGACGCAGGTGTTTTGTTTGAGACGGGTATCTTCATTGACGTGAATGATGTCAACGTAAGCAGCGTAACTTTGTTCTTTGAAGGGGGTGATCCTCAGTAATGGCCAGCACCAAGAACGTAAAACGCACGCCTTCGGGACGTGTTTCTTATCGCGGTGAGACTTTTGCGGGATACAACAAACCCAAAAGAACCTCTGGAGGCAGTAAGAAGTTTGCGGTTCTGGCCAAGAAGGGAGACCAAGTAAAGTTGGTCAGGTTTGGTGATCCGAACATGACCATCAAGAAAAGCAATCCCGCTCGTCGAGCTAATTTTAGAGCTAGACATAACTGCGATACTGCAAAAGATAAATTCACTGCGCGGTACTGGAGTTGTAAAAAATGGTAAGGAAGAAGGCTGCAAAAAAGAAGGTAGTCCGAAAGGCTACCGGAGGCGCAGTCAGTAAGTCCTCTGTAAACAAAGCAGGCAACTACACGAAGCCTACTATGAGAAAACAGCTTTTTAATCAAATAAAGGCTGGAGGAAAAGGCGGTAAGCCCGGTCAATGGTCAGCGCGTAAAGCCCAGATGTTGGCTAAACAGTACAAGGCGAAAGGCGGGGGCTACAAAGACTAATGGCTCTTAAAAAGCCCCAGAAATCGCTAAAAGCTTGGACTAAGCAAAAGTGGAGAACTAAAAGCGGTAAGCCCTCCACACAGGGACCTAAAGCCACAGGCGAAAGATATCTGCCTGCTAAGGCCATTAAGTCTATGAGCAGCAAAGAGTATGCAGCGACCACCCGCAAGAAGCGAGCGGACACTGCGAAGGGTAAACAGTTTTCGGCGCAGCCTAAAAAGGTTGCTAAAAAAGTTAAACGTCATAGACGAGTGAGGTAATCAAAATGGCTGGACGTGGAATGGGTGCGGCAACTCGAGGTGGTGGATGCGTAGGCTCTGGACCTCGTAACAAAAAGGTTTCTTCTCCTAGCCCAAAGGTTGAAGTCATGATGGCCAAGGGCGGCATGGCTAAGAAAAAAGGCAAGTTCCCTGATCTGACAGGAGACGGCAAAGTGACCAAGGCTGACGTCCTGAAGGGACGCGGTGTTAAAGCCATGAAATATGGTGGCTCTGCATCTAAAAAGAAAAAGATGATGGGCGGCGGTATGGTAAAAGGCTATCGCAAAGGCGGTATGTGTAAGTAATGGCCACTTCTGGAACAGCGACATTTGATCTCAACATCGACGACCTCATAGAAGAGGCGTTTGAGCGTTGCGGCATGAGAATGACAGCTGGATATCAGCTGTCATCAGCTCGTCGTTCTTTGAATTTATTATTCTCGGATTGGGCTAACAGGGGCCTTAATCTTTGGACCATTGAGCAGGCTACTGCTGTACTGGCTGACGGCACGACTACAATTGCGCCGGGAGCTGATACGGTAAACGTGCTTTCTGCTGTGATACGAGACACGATAAACGGCCAGCAGCAGGACATCAGCATAGATAGGATAGGCCGGTCAGAGTATTTAGACCTGCCCAATAAGCTGACAAAGGCTAGACCATCGCAGTTTTATGTCGAGAGAACAACTACTCCAACTGTGTACTTGTATCCGACATCTGACAAAGCCTATACCTTGGTTTACTACCGGATTCGACGGATACAAGATGCCGGTGATTACACTAATACAAGTGACGTGAACTTCAGGTTTTTGCCTTGTTTGGCTTCTGGTCTGGCCTACATGCTTTCTCTGAAATATGCGCCGGACAGAGTAGGACTTTTGAAACAAATTTATGAGGAAGATTTCCAAAAAGCCGCGCTGGAGGACAGGGATACTGCCAGCGTCCATTTTGTGCCTCAGATAGAGTATTGAGATGGCTACGGCAACAGGCAAATTTTCCTACGGTCTGTGTGATTACTGCGGTAGAAGATACCGTTATCTGGACCTAAAAAAGAACTGGAAAGGGTTTATGGTCTGCCCTGAAGACTATGAGCCAAAAGAACCTCAGATTGAGCCTCTGCAATATAGAGGCGATGCAATAGCACTAACCAATCCGAGGCCAGATAGGACTGAACCTTTGACTGTCGTTGTCAACAACGCAGGAGGAGACACTCCTTTCGAGACGATACCAAATTCTATGCAGCCTGCCCCGTCCACGATAGCGGTGGAAGGAGTAGGTGAAATAGGCAATGTTACCGTGGTGACGCCATGACATACGATGAGTTAGTGACAAACATAAGAAATTACACTGAGGTGGACAGTAATGTTTTTTCTAACAGTGTGATTAATACATTCATCACAATGGCCGAGAACAGGATTCTTAGGGACATTGACCTCGATGTATTTAAGAAAGAATCAACTGCCTCTATGACCAGTGGCGATCGTTTTTTGACAATGCCATCGGACATATTGACGCATCGATACCTGATATTTACTGATGCAGCAGGAGATCAGATATTTTTGGATTTTAGGGACAATTCTTTTATTAAAGAGTATTGGCCTGATTTTACCGAAACCGGAGTACCAAAGTATTACTCGGTTTGGGATGAAAGCAACTTTTGTATAGCGCCGACACCAAGCACGACTTACTCAGTGCAGCTGGGTTATATCTACAGACCGGCACAGCTTTCCCCAACGAATACAACAACTTGGATAAGTAATAAGGCTCCTGAAGCATTGCTTTATGCCACTCTTATTCAGGCGTATAGTTACACCAAAGGTCCTGTTGACATGATGCAGTACTTTGAAAACAGCTATCAGCAGGCTGTCCAAGGTCTGGGAATTGAGCAACAAGGCCGCCGTCGTCGTGACGAATATCGTGATGGCATGATTAGGATACCTATTAAATCAGAGAGTCCCGGCCCATGATCCAAGGCGTTCAGACGACGTTCGACAATGGCTTTAAGGTAGATGTCCACACCACCAGTAATCGTGGGTGGACGCCAGAAGAGTTAGCAGATCGCGCTCTGGCAAAGTTAATTTCTGTGAGTGACACTGCTGATGAGCAGGTCAAAGCGCAGGCTCTGGTATTCAAAGAACAAATTAGACAGGTTTTAGTGTTCTACATGAAAGAGGCCATCAAATCAGATAGGACCACTGTTTGTGCAGAACTCGAAAAGCAAGGCCAAAATGAGTTGGCCAACATAATCCGTAAATTATAGGAGAGGCCCCTTATGGCTATTACTCAAGCAATGTGTACAAGCTTCAAAGTGGAGCTTCTTAACGGTATACACGCATTTGGAACTACAGTAACCCGTGGTGCGACTACTGCGGATAGCATGTACATTGCGTTGTACACCAGCTCTGCGACTCTGGATGCTACGACTACAGCGTACAGCGTGACTAACGAGGTGTCTGGCACAGGCTACACTGCGGGTGGAAATGCATTGACTGCGGTAGCGCCCACTAGCTCTGGCACTACAGCTTTTACTGATTTCAACGACACTACTTGGTCAACTGCGACTATTACTGCCAGAGGGGCTTTGATTTACAACAGCACTCAGTCTAATAAGGCCGTGGCTGTGCTTGATTTTGGTGCAGATAAAACGTCTACCGCAGGTGATTTTACTATTGTGTTCCCAACTGCGGACGCTAGTAACGCGATAATTCGTATTGCGTA